GGCCCCTGAAGGGCCCTCCCAGTACTTGTGCGATTTTTGTCCAGGTACTGTGAAGTTACAGTCGTCGTCGACCTTTTCGGCTTTCCCCCAAGGAGGGGGTTGGCGGCGATTTAGCCCACTCAGCTGTAACTTCTGCCACAAGTAGTAATGTAGTTAGCGAGGCTACTACTATTCCCCTTAGCAGGTGAGTAGCGTTTGACCTTGCCGTGATCTACATTACCGCGTGGGGGTGGCGTCCAGTTTACTGGACGCCACCTCCAGTCCATCCATGATTAGGAGTTGAGATGTCGGTACGGACACGCACTAAAACAAGTCTGGGCTTTTCGTCTAGAACAGACGTAAATAGCACAGGCTTGGTTGGTGATGACCGTATTGATGTTGTGAATTTGGTTAATTCTGCCACATGCAAAGATGTTTCGCATGGGGCTAGCTGGCGCGACCTCCCGGACGGAGGAGACGCTTGCGACATTTCGTCAATTGAGTACAAGGCTTCGCCTTGTAATATCAATTACGATGAGAAACCATATTCACTTAGACATCAGAGAGGGCCCGCAGTTCCCATTGCGTTTTTATACAATGAGAATTGGGGGCCGTTACCCGGCGTTATGTCAGACCTAGATTCTTTATCTCTAGGCGCGACCGCTATCGCACGGACTCTCCCCAACTCGCCGCAGTTTTCACTCGCCAATGCTATTGGTGAGTTGCGGCAAGATGGGATCCCTTCTGTTCCAGGGGTAACAGCCTGGCGTTCAAGAACTAAACTCGCTAAATCAGCGGGTGAAGAATACTTGAACGTTGATTTTGGCTGGAAACCCCTCGTCCGGGATATCAGAGGATTCGCACACGCGGTGAAAACTTCGCATGCGACTCTTGAACGGTTCCGAAATGGATCCGATACTGATATTCACAGAAGGTACTCCTTTCCAACGGAGGATTTTACCGGCAATATGTACACCGGTGTAAATGGTGTAGGGCCAATAAGATTTGTGCCCCAAACCACTAATCCTCCTGGGTTCGCCTCGAGGTCAGTCCATAAAACGACTACCTTTAGTGGTACCTATCGGTATCACATCCCAATGGGTCCAGGTTTACCGGACAAATTGAGGAGGTACGCCTCTTATGCAGATAAACTGCTAGGCGTTGATCTCTCACCATCAACACTGTGGGAGCTAGAACCTTGGTCATGGGCCGTTGATTGGTTCACCAATATGGGAGATGTGATGAAAAATATCTCCTTGCTTGGTAAAGACGGCTTGGTGTTGCGTTACGGGTATATAACCTGTCGTGTTATAGACACGGTTACATACACAGTTCCCGAATTTACAATCGGGTCTGATCCACGTAAATATTCTGCGTCCCTGACTATCGTCAGGAAGAACCTTAAACGCAGAAAAGCAACGCCATATGGATTCGGGTTTAATCTGGCGACACTTAGTGCTCGTCAAGATGCAACCCTTGCTGCTCTTGGTTTGGCCAAGGGCATCCGATGATCTGGATACCTTTCAGGTCATTTTCAACCACGACGCCTAATCAGGGCGCCTACTAGAAAGAGCAATGCCGTGGCATTTTCCGATCCGCAGTCCGTTACAATCAATGCAGTGGGACAGACCCTTCCAAGGGTATCTGTCGACACTAACGCCTCGACCTACCAGAAGGATGATGCAACCGTCAGACTGACGGCCAGTCATTCTTATGGCAAGCGAAAGCGTTCTCTCTTGAGGCTTGATTTTCAGAAGACAGCCGCTGATCCTTTGATCAGCGCACAGAACATCGTTTATTCGATGTCTGTTCAGCTCGTTGTCGATCGACCCATCACTGGGTTTACCGTCGCAGAGCAGAAGCAGATTGTCGATGCGGTGTCTGGGTATCTAACGGCCTCTTCTGGCGCGAACACCACCAAGTTCCTCGGTGGTGAGAACTGATTACTGGCGCTTATTGAGCATCATACTATTGTTTTTAGTATGGTGTCTCATCGGCGCCATTCTCAGTTCTGTGGTCATGCTTGATACACATGATCCACTTCGAAGGGCTGCAGGCAACGCGGCTATGGAATGCTACCCCTTAGGAAAGGGGAACATTGAAAAGCCTTATGTTGCTCTGGACAGAGCTGGCCCTAGACATGGGTCAGCGATGTCGCACAAGTACCAGCCTAGACATAGAAAAAGTCCAGGTTCGGTTCAAACACGAGGGGTTATCGTTTCTAACGATTACCCTACCGAACTTTTGTAAAGACTTCGAAAAAAGTCTTGACAAAGGTCAGGTTGATCTCGACTCCTTCGCCGGTTTCCGGCGAAGGGGCGGTCTCCCCCTCTTCTTGGGAGGTTTCCTAGATCATGTGTTTGACCGTGGTACGGGTCAATTGTTGCAGAGTCCTAGTGTGGATTCTGTCCAAGCTGTACGCCAACTTACGTTGGTTTTCAGCAAGGTCCTTGTTGAGTGCAGTGATGCACGTAAACAAGCTGCCATTACTAGTTATCTGCAATGTGAGAAGGAGCTGAAACAATTTGACAAAAGATATGCCAAAAGCTTGGGAGAAACCCAAGCCTGCCCCACCAGCGTTCCTAATCCCTTACTCCTCGGAAGAGGAAGAAGGAATGGACACGGGATGGGGCTTCCTAAAGAAATTTCGGATTTACGAAATTTCCGAAGGATGGCTCGTCTCTTGTTCCGTGATACTCTCGTCCAACTGGATGCTCTCTCTTACGAGGGAGCTTTCAGAGGACGACACGGACCTGGCGCAACAGCTGATCGCCTTCGTGGAAACGCGAAGTACGATCTGTGCGAATGGCCTCAGAGGCTTCAGTTGGAATTCCCCTATGGGGATTTCGCTGTCGCTTCTTATCGAGACCACGAGCGTCTGTACGCTAGCGTTCAGCTCCTCGAACCTGGAGCAGAGCGACCTGTAAAGGTTACTCTGGTTCCTAAAACGCTGAAGACACCACGAGTTATTGCCATTGAGCCTACTGCAATGCAATTCATGCAGCAAGGTTTAATGGAGCAACTCGTGCATTTGCTTGAGAGGGATAAAACCATCTCAGGCATGATCGGCTTTACCGAACAAGAACCTAACCAGGTTCTTGCTAAGCGAGGCTCCCTTTTAGGGGATCTTGC